TTTAAAACTAGCTTCAAAGCGATTTGATAAATTTTTTAAAAAGTTTCCTCACATTATTAAACAAGGATTAGCACAAGCTAGTATTCAATTAAAAGAAATTATTTTAGATAAAACAGATAAAGGCTACGATGTTAGCGGTAAAAGATTTCCAGAATATAGTAAAATGTATGCAGAAGAAAAAGGTAAAACAATTGTTAATTTGCAAGACACAAATAGAATGCTTCAATCCATAAGCAATAGAGTAATTAACAAAAATAAATCACAAGTATATTTTAAATCACAAACAGAAGCTAAAAAAGCCTATTGGCATCAAACAGGACAAGGCAATCTTCCTGTACGTAAATTTTTTGGCTTTAATAATAAAACAGAAAGAGTTATACAAAAGTCTTTTGAGAAATTTTTGAAAAAACAAATACAACAATTTAAGATATGAGTAAAAGAGAAAACATTGCAAGTAATATATTAACTACATTAGCGGCTATATCTAGTCCAGCAATTAAGAAAGCTACAAGACAACCATTTCCATTAGACGAATTATCAGAAGCACAATATCCAGCAATCTTAGTGCAGACACAAGAAGAAACAAAAGAAGATGCTGAATTAGGTAGTGGCACTGCTACAAGAATTGCAAATTTAGAATTTTTAATTACAGGATATGTTAAAGGTGCTGAATCTAATATAGATACTGCAAGAAATGCTTTAATATCTGCTATTGAAACTGCCTTAGAAAATGATATTACTAGAAATGCTAACGCACTAGATACAGAAGTTATTAGTATTGAAACTGATGCTGGTACTTTGTTTCCTTATGGTGCTATTAGTATGGTGGTACGAGTAATGTACGAACATAACAACAATAACCCATAGGATAAAAAATGGCAGACAAAAATTTAGATAAAATAGAAAAAAAAATAGAAGAAATAGAAAAATTTACAGATAAAATTTCTATATTGTGTCAGCAAGTATCAGATTTGTTAGAAAAGCACAGAGAATATGACGATGGTGCTTTAGATGAATTTGATGAAGATGAGCAATATGATGAAGAAGATTTTGAAGAAGATATTGACGAAGAAGAAGAAAAAGAATAAAATAAATATTATGGCTAAAGATATAACATTATTTAAAGGAAGTTATTCAGTTAAAATAAATGAACTACAACTTGAAAATTTTATTAATCTTGGATATAAGCTAGAGCCAGAAAGTAAAACAAAACCAAAAACAAATAAGGATAAAAACAAATGGCAACACACCACGGAAAAGAAGGAGTCGTAACTGCTGGCGGAACTGCGATCGGCGAGGTTACAGGCTTCACTTTAGAAACAACAGCAGACGTAGTAGAAGATACACAATTATCTGATGCGGCTAAATCATTCATAACAGGTAGAACTTCTTTCTCAGGAAGTTTAGATATGAATTATGATAAATCTGACGCACAGCAAGAAACTTTAGTTGTGGGAAGTGAAATATCTTTTGTATTATTACCAGAGGGCAATAGTGCTGGCGATCAATCGTTTTCAGGCACAGGAATTGTTACTGGAATGAGTATTACAAATGGTATGGACGCAATAGTTTCTAGAAGTGTAACTTTTCAAGGAACAGGCTCATTAAGTAAATCTACTGTATAATTAATACTGTATGAAATTAATAGATTCTGCAAAGTCTCATTTTGAGTCTCTAGGTGTTCAGCAAATAGAGGTTGAAGAATGGAAAGACGAAGCTGGTAATCCAAGTGTAATTTATTGGAATCCAATAACTTTAGCTGAAAAAAATAAATTATTTAAAAAATCAGAAAATCTAAATGACGTAAGTATTTTAGCTGATATTTTAGTAATGAAAGCACTAGACAAAGATGGCAATAAGTTATTTACTTTAGAAGATAAGCTATCTTTAATGCACAAAGTAGATTCTGATGTGATGTCGAGAATAGCGACAGCTATGGTACAAACTCCTAATCCAGAGCAAGTAAAAAAAAACTAAAATCTGATCCTCAATTAAAAAATTGTATTATCCTTGCAGATAGGTTAAAAATATCAATTAGAAAAGTTTTAGAAATGGAAGAATGGGAATTCAACCATTGGCTAGGATATTTATTATTAGAGCAAGAAGAACAAGAACAAGCAATGAATAAATCAAGGCACAAATAATGGCACAAAATTTAGTACTTAATATTTTAGCAAAAGATAAAACTAAAGCCGCTTTTAATGGTATTCGTGCTGGATTAGCAAATTTAAGATCATCAATTTTTTCTGTTCAATCAGCATTAATAGGTATAGGTGGTGGTTTCATTGTTAAATCTTTTATTAATGTTGGTAGAGAAGTAGAAGAACTAGGTATAAGATTCAATTTCTTATTTGGTAATGTTCAAGAGGGTCAAAAAGCATTTAAAGGTTTAATAGACTTTGCGGCTAGAGTACCTTTCTCATTACAAGAAATATCTTCTGCTTCTGGTAACTTAGCTGTTGTTGCAAAAGATGCAGATGAACTACAAAAGATTTTGAAAATTACTGGTAATGTTGCGGCAGTAACAGGACTAGATTTTAGAACAACAGCAGAACAAATTCAAAGATCATTTTCATCAGGTATTGGTAGTGCAGATTTATTTAGAGAAAGAGGTGTTAGAGCTTTATTAGGTTTTAAAGCTGGAGCAACAGTAACAACAGAAGAAACAATTAAAAGATTTGAAGAATTGTTTGGAGAAAATGGAAGATTTTCTAAAGCAACAGAAGTTTTGGCTACAACATTTACAGGAACATTATCAATGTTGGGAGATAAACTTTTTAAATTTAAACTAGAAACAAATGAAGCTGGATTTTTTGATTTTGTAAAAAACGCATTAGTTGTTGTTAATAGATTAATAGAACAAAACTCAAAAGCATTAAGTGATTTTTCTTCAATGATTGGTCAGGGTATGGTTAATTTTATTAAGCAATTTATTTTAGGTATGGCTGGCTTAATGGATTTAGTAGCACCTTTATTTAGAGTTATTAATCTTGGACTTGCTGGATTAATAGAAGTTGTAAAATCATTACCAGCAGGAATAAGAGAAATGGGTATTTTAGGTTTCTTGATGTTAGGCAGAACAGGGAAAATAGCTGTTGTAGGTATACTAGCATTAATCAAAAAAATGGGTGTAGATTTAGACGAACTTACAAATAAAATTTTTGGCAAACAAGATGAAGAATCTATGGGCGGTATGTTCAAACAAGCAAATGAGTTTTTAAAATTAATAGATGAAAATATTATTGCTTCAAAAGATTCTATGAACGAATTAATGAAAGCCGCAACTAATTTTAACAAAGAAACTGAACAAGCTGGAATAAGTTTGCAAAAAATAAAAGATAATATTTTAGCTGGATTTAAAAAAGATTTTGAATCAGTAAATGACACTATTGCAAAAATGGCTCAACAAGGTCTTAAAGCATTTTCACAATCTTTGGCAGAAGCATTAGTTTTAGGTAAAGAATTAAATATGAGTTTAAAAGAACTAGCACAAAAAATATTAGTAGAAATAGTATCTTTCACTATTCAATTAGTAATTCAAGAAACTATTAGAAATGCTTTGAAAAAAGAAGAAGTACAAGCAGAAAAAGAAAAAACAGCAGAATTAAGAAAACAAATGAAGATTCAAGGAACTATGATGTTAATGTCTGGTAATCCTATGGGATTTTTAGGATTTACTGGCTTTGCTAAAGGTGGTGCTGTTACAAAAGGAAAACCTATTGTTGTTGGAGAAAATGGTGCAGAATTATTTATACCTAATAGCACAGGTCAAATTACACAAGCCGCTAGAGGTACAAACGGTGGAGCAGTATCAGTTAATTTTAATATCAATACTTTAGACGCAAGAGGGTTTGATGAATTATTAGTTAGAAATAGAGGAACAATAACTCAAATAATTAACTCAGCAGTAAATGAAAGAGGAAACAAAAGTTTAATTTAATATGTCAGGCACTTTTCCAATATCATCAGCAAATTTTAAAACATTAGGAATTAAATCTATTCAAGACACAATTTTGTCAAAAACAGTTAGTGGCAAAAAATTAGCAAGACAAATAGACGGACAAAGATGGGCTTTTACTGCAAGTATAATTACTGCAAAAAGATCAGACGTATATGGCGATCTTATGGCATTTATCGTTAAGCAAAGATCAGGAAAAGAAAACTTTACAATTATTCCGCCAGAAATTGAGGACGCAAGAGGAACAGCATCAGGAACTCCAAATGGTACTGCTAGTGCTGGTGCAACATCAATAACAATTGGTGGAAGTGCAACAGGAACATTAAAAGCTGGAGATTTTATTAAATTTGCAAATCACGACAAAGTTTATATGGTCGTTGCAGATCAAGCAGATATTTCAACAGGAACTTTAACAATTGAGCCGCCATTAGTAACAGCAGTATCTTCAACTAATATTCAATATGATAATGTTCCTTTTACAGTTTATTTAACTAACGATGTACAAGAGTTTGGTGCTGTTGGTGCAGATCATAATGGAAATGTGTTGTATCAATTTGAGATTGATGTAGAAGAAGCACTATAATGACAAAAAAATATTTAGTTAAACATTGGTGTAATGCTGATTTTATGATGGAAAAAGTAGTTAGTGAAGATGATATAAATGTTAATCTAAATGACTTAAAAAAGAATAGCACACCAGATAGCACTTTTTCTTGTGTTATGATACAAGGGTCTGAAAGAATAAAGCGAACAACTTTTGAGGAATATGACGAGAAACTTAACAACAGCAGTCAAGAACGAACTAGCGACAAATGATATTCGACCAGTCCATCTTATACATATCGGTTTTAGCAGTCCTGTTTATCTTACTGATTGCTCATTTGAATTAACCTCATCAGTATCAGGAACAAGCAGAACTTATTCAGCATCAGATTTTGTTTTAGGAATTACTAATTTTACAGAAGAAGTAGATATTACTAAATCATCAATAGGTATTTCTTTATCAGGTGCAGACCAAACTTTTATCTCAACAGTATTA